ATGAGTACAAAAACAGCCGAAAATCTATCACTTAGATGGGCACAGGGGGAGGTGTTCAATGCAAAAGAAAGATTTAGAGTACTGGTAGCTGGCAGAAGATTTGGAAAATCATATTTATCCTGCATAGAACTATTAAAAGCAGCAATAGACCGCCCTGGTGAAACCTATTTCTACTGTGCCCCGACCTATCGCATGGCAAAAGACATTGCATGGAAAGAAATAAAGAAACTAATCCCACCAGAGTGGATTCAATCTAAAAACGAAACCGACCTCAAAATCGAACTAATCAATGGCTCGCTAATCGAACTCAAAGGAACTGAAAATGCAACAACCCTGCGTGGCCGAAGCCTAGCTGGAGTAGTACTTGACGAAGCAGCCTTCATGGATTCTGATGTTTGGTTCCAGGTAATCAGACCAGCCCTCGCAGACAAACAGGGATGGGCACTCTTCATATCAACACCAGATGGCACAGCATCATGGTTCTATGATTTATGGTGCTACGTTCCAGATGATGAAACAGGTGATTGGAAACGCTGGAGCTTCACAACAATAGACGGGGGCAACGTACCATCCGAAGAGGTTGAAGCAGCCAGGGCTCAGTTAGACAGCAGAACTTTCAAGCAGGAGTTCGAGGCAAGTTTCGAGAATCTCACTGGTCTTGTTGCAGTCTCATTTTCAGATTCCAACATTTCTAGCGAAGCGGAGGACATATCCATCGCCCCACTCTTGTTAGGAGTCGATTTTAACGTAGACCCACTTTGCGGAATCTGTGCTGTCCGACACAGAGAAATACTTTACGTATTTGACGAGATAATTTTGACGGGCGGTGCAACAACCTGGGATTTTGCTGAAGAAGTTACAAATCGTTACGGAGTAGATCGAAGAATAATCGCTTGCCCAGACCCAACGGGTGCAGCCCGAAAAACATCAGGAGTAGGATCAACGGACCACACTATCCTACGCAGAAGTGGGTTTACTGTGTCATCTCCCAGAGCTCCCTGGAAAATCCGTGACAAAGTAACCGCTATCAACACTGCACTATATGACGCAATGGGAGAACGCAGAACTTTGATCCACCCACGCTGCAAAGAACTTATAAAATCTCTCCGCACCCTGACTTACGCCCCAAACACAGGTATGCCAAACAAAAATCTAGGGGTTGACCACGCATT